CATAGCACTTGCTGCCCACAGGCAGGGTGATGTCATCAAAGATGATGCAGGTGCCGCCGCACTGCAGGGTCAGGCGGGTGACGGGGCTGGCGCCTATATTGGTGACGGTGACGCTCACCGGGGTGTCCTCTGCTGTACCGGGAAGCACGAGGGACATCGTACTGCTGCCGGTGAGGACGGTGGGCTCCGCGGCTTCCCAGTAGGGGCAAAGGGTGGTGGTGAACTGAAGGGTCAGGGGGGCCGTCCAGTCCTCGGCTGCCAGGGCAGGCAGCTCAGTACAGACGACGGTCAGCTGCTGGTCGGGACGGGCGTCGAGGGTCAGGATGCCGCCATCCGATGCCCATGCGCGGACGAGCTCCAGCAAAGACCAGCGGCGGATGGGATCCTGCTCGTGAATGGCGAAGGTTACGCGGACGGACAGGCTTTCCCGCACGGGGGCAAGGAACTGTCCGCCCCGGGGCAGAGGGAAGGCTGGCAGGCGCAGGCGAGGCGCATCCTCCCGGACGTCCAGCACGCAGATGCGCTCATCCAGCCAGGACAGGGACGCGCCATTCAGGGCGCAGTCGTGGATGGTCATGGTTTACCTCCTTATGCATGGGGGTGGCGCACCAGCTTCCAGGTGATGCGCAGCCCCAGGGCGGTTTTCTCCTGAAGGGACTGGGCGGGCCTTTCCGGGGTGAGCAGCAAGGTCTCGTACCCCGTGTCCAGCCAGAAGCCCCGGGGCGGCAGCAGGGTGAGCAGCTGATCTCCATAGGTGAGGCGCTCGGCATGGGCGGCGCCGGAATGGCACCACAGCGTCAGGGTGACACGGCCTGGCTTGGCGGGGGTCAGGGGCGTTTCGATGGCCAGGGTGAGATAGGGGAAGGAAGCGTTATCGGGAACGGCGTCTGCCGGATGAACGGGCAGCCCCAAACCGGCGATGTGCTCATGCAGCTCACGGTGGATGGTTTTCAGCATGGAAACACCACCCTTTCCACTGCTGCCTGGCAAAAGCGCAGCCCGGAAAACGGCGGCGTGCGCAGGCTGCCGGAACGGCTGACGACCCTGTACACTGCGCCGTCCTTCTCCCGGCGGACGTGATCGCCGGGGGAGAGGGTGACGTCGAATTCATGCAGCAGCACAGGGGCTTCCTCCAGAGCAATGCGCTCTGCAGCGCTGATGGGGACATCACTGGCCCAGGTCAGCACGCCGGAGAACGGGATGTCATCGGCGAAGGTGATGCGTACTCCGCCCAGACCATCGGGCTGGGACTGCTTTTCCAGCAGCATGAAGGGCTCGAACCATTTTTCGATCATACGGGTACCTCCGTGAACATCCGCCGGTAGGGAGTCAGCGCGGGAGCAAAGGCCTCCTGCCAGGTGACGGATGCCCGGCTGACGCTGTATTCCCCCAGTTTCTCAGCAGTGACGGAGGGGTCGGGGTTGGCGGCGGCCCAGCAGGCGATATCCCCGCACAGATGGATGAAATCCGCCGGGGGATTGAGCAGATACACCCGGCCCGTCCAGGCAGCATCGCCCAGGTTGGGGATGCCGCCGCGTTCGTCCAGCTGATACACGCCGGTAGGGGCGTCTGCTCCGGTGACGGCAATCCACATGCCGGGCTTGAGGGCGGAATCCGGCGTCAGCTTGCCGCCGGTGTTGCGCCATGCGGCATGAATGGAATGGGTGATGAAGTGATTGCGCACATGACGCATCACATCGGATACCTTAACGGTCATGAATTGTGCCTCCTTATCTGAGGTGGGGCCGAAAAAAGGGCTGCATGCCCTCCAATGCGGAAGACATGCAGCCGGTGAATCAGTCGGTGAGTTTGTAGACGATGACGGCATCGGGGATGACGACCTTGGCACCGGAGAGGCACAGGCCCTTCACGCCGTCGCAGAAGCCCTTCTCGGGGCGGTAGGCGTCTACCTTGGTGATCTGGTTGGCGAAGGTGACCGCATCGGGCGTCATGGCGATGATCTGGTCGGTCAGGTCGTGGCTGACGTAGATGTCGAAACCGGCCATGCGCGCCACAGCGCCCTCGGCGGGCTTCTCGTTGCTCACAGAGGCGAAGGTGACGAAGCGTTCGTCCATCAGCAGGTCAGCCTCCAGCAGCGGACCCATGACCAGCTTGCGGTTCTGGCGGGGCACGCCGAGCAGGTCCATGGTAGCCTTCAGCTGCACCAGAACGGAGTACATGCCGCCGGCCTCAGCAGTGGGGATGACACGCGTTTCATTGATGCCGGCGTTGTCCAGGATGGTCTTGATGATGTACTCCTCCGCATCAGCAGCCAGACGATAGGCAGCGTTGCGCATGGCGGCCTCCATCAGGTCAGCACGGGCCTGCACGGCATCGACGTCATTGATGAAGAAGTTGTAGTAGGCGCCATGGTCGATGGTCAGAGTCGTGTCGGTGCCGGAGAGCTGCTCAGGATCAGAGATCTCCACGCTGGGGTCATAGGGCTTGACGGTGATGTCGTTCAGGGAGTTGATGTGAACCGTGTCGCCCCACTGGGTGATATCACCCTCATAGTTGTGGTTGCACAGCGCGCCGAAAACCAGCTGCTGCTGCATGTTCTCCTGCAGACGGGCGGACCAGACCTGGGGGATAAAGTTGTTGATAGCCATAGTGCATTATCTCCTTAATACATTTCAGTTGTGTTGGAGCGCCGTTCTGACTGCGCTCCAGTTGCGGTTGATGTCCCCGGCGGACATGCGTTTCACGTCCGCGTGGGTGAGCAGGCCCCCGGCTGTGACCGGCGGACGAACCTTCGTCACCGGCACAGGGTTTTTGACGGTAAAGAGGGCGCCGTACTTGGCGCGCCAGGGCTGCAATACTGCTGAGGCATCGGTGAGCTTGTTGTCCTGCCACGCTTCCTCGGGAAGTCGGATGGCGTCCAGCAGCAGCGGCAGTGCGTTGGGATTGGCGCCCTGGGCCGTGAGAGCATGGGTGAGGGCCTCGCGCCGGGCGGAAAGGCGGCGAGCCTCCTCCACCTGGCAGCGATAGGCGGTGTATTCCGCCTGGACAAGTGCGGTTTCGCCCTGCTGTGCGTCGCGTTGGGCCTGGGCCGCGTCCCTTTCCTGCCGGAGCGCATCCACCGTCTCCACATGGGCGGCAATGATGCGCTCGATGGCGGCGTCGTTCAGCTCCAGTTCCTTGAGGAGCTTGCGGGTCAGTGACATGTCATTTTCCTCCAATCAAAAAGCAGACACGGTGCGTCGCGTCTGCATGGTTGGTAAAGCAATTATTCCAGCGGGGGAGTGGCGGTTACCAGGGCCTCGATCTCTTCCTCCTGAATATAGGGGTTGAGGCGCAGGGCGGTGCGCAGGTCGATGTCATCGCGCATCTTGCAGATATCGCTGACGACCTCGCTCTCGTTGGCGATGGTCTGGCGGTTGAAGCGAATGTCCTCCGTGGGGCAGCCGATGAGGGCAAGCAGCTCCTGCACGAACTGGCGCAGCTGCCACTCGTAGCGGTCGGCCTTGAGGTGGAGGTTCGCGGCAGCGGCGCGGATGGCCACATTGGTCAGGCTGCCGCCGGTGAGGGCGTCCATGTCCAGGGCCATGTAGTCCTGATAGAGGGCGCGTTCCAGCAGGGTGAGGGCCTCCCGGCGGGCGGCGTAGGGTACCTCGATGGTGCGGGGCTCAGCGGTCGCGCCGGTACCAGAGCCGTCGGAAAGATTCGCCACGGCCTTGACGCGGTTGATCTGCTCCAGCAGCTCGGCTACGTCATCCATCGTGCCGCCGAAATTGTTCAGCACCCAGTACACGTCGTTGGCGCGTTCGAGGTTGTCGGCGAAGTCGGAGAGGATTGCGTCGTAGGCGTCGATTTTGGCCTTGATGGCGGGGGTGAGTTCGCTGGCGGCGTCCTTGTTGGCGCGCAGGGGAATGAGGGGCAGCTGGCAGAAGCCCTCCTCCACGATGACTGCGGTTTCCAGCGCGTCGGAAAGCAGGGTGCGGCGGTAGGGCTCCTTCTCCTGCACGACGGACACGCCGTGGCGCTCTTCGCGGAGAATCAGCACGCCGTCTTCATCGAAGATGCGAACATACATCGGGCGCTCAGCGGCGATCTGCCAGAACTGCACGCCCAGGCGGATCTCGCCGGTCATTTCGTCCAGCAGGGGGAAGAAGCCGGTGTAAGCGTTCTTTGCCGCCTCGATGACCTCCACATGGTCGGCATTCCAGAAGCCCCAGGCGCAGCCGTGGAGCAGTGCGCATTCGCCCAGATGCTCCAGCTGACGGTCGAAGTCAGCGCCCAGGGCCTGCTTGCACTCCGGGGGAAGGCTCACGCCCTCGGAGAGCAGGAACTGGTTCTGCTGGGTGACGAAGCGGTACAGGAATGCGCTGGCGATGCGGTTGCCCACTACGTCCTCCGTGGCGGTGCGGATACGGCGGCGGCCTGAGGCGTCGCGACCCTCCATCTTGCGGGCGCGCAGGATGGTCTTGTGGGCAACGGCGCTGTTTTCGCCCCGGAAGTAGCAGTTGGCCTCCAGGGCGTGGTGGAATGCGGGGGAGGCCTTGTAGCGGCGGATGGCCTCCAGGATGAGGGCTTCCTTGTCGCTGGCGGCGAGGTAGTCCTGGTAGGTGATGTCGGTGAACAATGGGATTTCCTCCTTCAGTTAATGCAGGATTCGCTCCGTGCGCTCCAATGCCCGGATGAGGCAGGCGGCGGAGTCCGGCGCGTCGTCGTGGGGGGCGGCGTCTGTGTAGTCCAGGATCTGGTCAATGTAGGCGCGGTCCGTGCCTTTGGCGAAGGATATCTTCCCCCACCACTTGCGCAGGAGCGTGGCGATCTTCACATGTTTGTTCATGTGCTCAGCGTAGGGCCGCACCTCCGCGCCGCGCATGCGAAGCTCCCGGGCGACGTACCCCTTGTCGCCGTTGGTTTCGCAATGGATGGGCCCGCACAGCAGCCGGTCGCACTCGGCGATGATCTCGTCCATCACCTTGTCGATGTGCCCATGCCAAAGCCTGCCGTAGAGGATGAGCCGATCCCCCACGACCTTGCCGCAGGTCAGCGCCGTGCAGTCCTCGCCGCCGTAGGCCGCGTCCACATGGGCGATGCCGTCACGGAGGAGAGCTGGGTCCGCATTCGTGGACGGACAGTCCCCAAAGAGCGCCCCTTCTGCAGCGATGTGCTTCAGCTCGTAATTCGCCGCGAACAGGGACGGGGTCATCGCCCTTTTCAGCCGGAGGATCTCCTCTTCGCTCAGCAGCCCCGAATGATAGCAGTCACACCTGCGGATGTTGGGCATGAGCGAGATGGCGTCCTCCGGATGCCAGGGCGTGCCGGTATTGAGGATGCGGCCCCTGGGATTCCGGATGTTTTGCAGCTCCTGGTAAATCTGCCGGGTGCGCTCGCGCTCGGCGCGGCTGATGCGGTCGTGCAGGTTGACGATGTCATCGGTGATGACCACGTCCGCGTGCTTGCCGGTCAGCGAGCCCCCCACACCCATGCCGATCAGCTGCGGCGCGCCCCGGATGGAGGCGTAGCAAGTGGTCTGCACGGTGAACATGTCTGTTTTGAGCACGTCCACCTGTGTGCCGTAGATCATCCGTGCCAGGTGCCGCATTGCGTCGGTGCGCAGGAGCTTCTTCACCAGGCGGATGACCTCGATGACGTCCTCATCTGTCTTGCGCAGGAAGATCATGTTCCGCCGGGGGAAGGCGAGAAGCATCGCTGCCATCGCAAAGGCCAGGCAGCTCGTCTTGTAGCTGCCGCGGTGTGCCAGGAGGGTCATGTCCTCCCGGCCCAGCAGCATCTCCTGCATCCACGCCCCGTGGAGCTCGTCTGTCAGCTGGTTAAGGCCGCACAACCGCGCCGCCTCCGCCGGGCGGGTCAGCAGGAAGGTCAGCGCCGCCTCACGCATGATGCTCCGCCAAAATGTCCGCCACGGCCGCTTCTACCGCCGCCGCGGCCTCGGAGGGATCCGCCGTATCCGCCTTTGGGGCGAACAGGCTGTGGTACTTGGCCAGCTGCTCGGCAGCCTTCAGGCGCTCGGCGGATTTCTCCCCGCGCATCAGCTCGGTGAAGGTCGCCAAAACCTCCTCTGGTGTGGCGATGTCGGGATGTTCCAACGTGTTGCCTCCTTCCTTGGATCACTTTGTGGTCAGGGGTACAAAAAAGACGCTCCCGACTACGGGAACGTCTGTTTCTATTTGACCACGATAGCATCATAACACAGGTCAACGGTAAATGCAAGTAAATCATTGTAAATGTGTGTAAATGAATGTAAGCCCTCATGCAGCGTCGAGATAATGCTGCCGAAGCTGCAATGCGCGGACTCGGGATACCGCCAGCGTGCGTGCCACCTGTTCGTCCGTATGGCCCAGTACATAATAATGATGGATGACCAAATACGTCCTGAAATCCCGGATGCTCCTCAACAGCGCATCCACCTGTTCAGCGAGCTCCGCCAGTTCCTCCTCCTTTCGGCGCAGCATCTCTTCAAGACCGTCGGCCAACTGCATCGCTGCCGCTGCGGGATCATTTGTGCCGCGGATGCTATCCATCTGCAGGCTGCGTGCCCCGGCGGGCCGCCCGTCTGTGCCCACGCGCATCAGCTGCCGGCGCAGCTCTTCCAGCTCAATTACCGACGTGCGGTATGTATTCAGCAGTTCCTTTTTCGTCATCATTTCGACCTCCCTTCGAATGTTCTGTTCCCCTCAAAGCCAGGTCGATTCGGCTACAATGAGAACATCTGTGCGTATTATATCGGAAGAAGCTGGAAATGTCAAGTAGATCTGCAAAAAAGAAGAAACAAAGCATCTGCCAAAACTCCGAACTATTTTGGGGAAGACCGGGGACAAATGTCCGTCCCAAAGTCGAAACGCTGGTGAAGAAGCTTTGGGAAAACGTTCGCAATTCCAAAAAGAAAGCCAAAAAGGTGAAAAAAGTTGAAAAAACCTGTTGACTTTCCTTTGGGATGATGATAAGATACACAAGCTGACTCGCGCGGGAGACCGCAGGGTGAGCACTGAACCTTGAAAACGATACAGAATAATGAAACGCAAAAATATGACAGTAATTCCGAATGAGTTGATTCTTGGCCGGGAAACCGGTAAGAAATAAACAGGA